GTATAAGATGATAAAAACTGGATTTGAGACGAGGGTAAAAGTTCAGCAAATTATTGAGAACCAATTACCAGAGTTTTTACGTTCTGAAAGTCCTAAGGCAGTAGATTTTTTAAAGCAATATTACATATCTCAAGAGTATCAAGGTGGTTCATACGACCTTGCTAACAACTTAGATCAATATCTGAAGATTGATAACCTCACACCAGAGGTTATTACTGGTATTACTACTCTTTCTACAAACATTACAGCATCATCTGATACTGTACAGGTCTCTTCGACAAAAGGATTTCCTGCTCAGTATGGTCTTTTTCAGATTGATGATGAAATTTTTACCTACACTGGTATCACCACAAACTCTTTTACTGGTTGTGTAAGAGGATTTAGTGGCATTACTTCCTACAGGTCAGAATTAAATCCAGAAGAATTAGTCTTTGAAACCTCCAGTCAGGCAGCACACACTTCTGGTGCCAAAGTAAAGAATTTAAGTTCTGAGTTTCTGAAGGAATTCTACAAGAAACTTAAGTACACTCTGACTCCAGGACTTGAAAATGTAGATTTTGTATCTGACCTGAATGTAAATAACTTCATTAAAGAAGCAAGATCCCTTTACGAATCAAAAGGAACCGAAGAGTCATTTAAAATTCTCTTCAAAGTTCTCTATGGAGTAACTCCAAAAGTTATTGATTTAGAAAGTCGTCTATCAAAACCATCCTCTGCACAATTTCTGAGAAGAGAAATTATAGTTATTGAGAATATTTCTGGAGATCCAACTAAACTCATTGGACAAACGATTCGTAAATCTACAGATTCTGAGACTCAAGCATCCGTATCTGAAGTAGAAATCTTCACAAGAGCAGGAATTACCACATACTTCAAACTTGGATTGTTTGTGGGATATGATGATAAGGATAATATTGAAGGAACTTTTACAATTCAACCAAAGACAAGAGTAATTAATCCAGTATCAGTAGGGTCTTCTGCAATCATAGTCGATACTACAATTGGATTTGCAGATTCTGGCACTTTAATCTCTGGTGATAATACAATTACCTATGCTTCAAAAACTGTAAACCAGTTTCTTGGATGTAGTGGAATCAATAATGCAATTTCAACTAAGGATGAAATTCGCACTGATGAGGTATTCTATGGATATGAAGATGGAGATATTACAAAGAAAGTAGAATTTCGTATAACCGGAGTGTTGTCCAGTTTTGAAAAGATAGGTGATATCAAGTTATCTACCGAAGGTCAGAAAATCTATGTCAAGAATGTAGGAGAAAAGATTTCAAATCCTGATGTAGATAAGACTTATAAAGAACTTTTTGCAAATACTTGGATATACAATACAAGCAGCAGATACTATGTTGATAGTATTAGTGGGTCTAACTTTGTTTTAAAGTCTGATGTTGATAAGTCGAGTCTGAGAATTGGAGACACTGTAGATATTCTTTTATCGTCTACTGAAAATGTAGCACATTCAAATGCTACTGTTGCTTCAATTTCTGGTAGTCAGATAACATTAGACAATTTGATTGGATTTACTCAAAATCCAAATCTTGAATATTCCATCAGAAGAAAGTTAAAAACTGCAAATAGCTCTGGTACACCTATTCTTTATGGAAACAGCTCTATCGTAAGCGATATTCAAAATCTTTATAATGAGAATGATGAGTATTTCTATATTGCATCAAACTCTTTACCTTCTTATGAGATAACAAAGACAGTTAAGAAGGCTTCTATATCTGGGGCAAATACAACTACTCTTCAGGGATATAGTAGTGTAACAGAAAGATATTCTATCATCTCATTCCCAACCAGTGTTCCCTTTATAACTGGTGATGAAGTTTATTATAGTGCAAGCGATAATGCACTTATTGATATGCCAGAGGGTATTTACTATGTCAAGGTGCTGTCGCCAAACAATCAGATTAAATTGTATCTCTCTAGATCCCTGATTGTAAGTGATAACCCTGTAGAATTCACATTCACATCTTCGACTACTGGGTCTCATACTTTTACACTATCAACTCAGAGAGACGAAGTAATTAAACCTCAAAAAGTTCTTAAGAAGTTTCCATATCAGAAAAATATCAAAATTGGTAAAAATGAGGAAACCATTCCAGGTTCTACTGGAATGCTTGTAAATGGGGTTGAGTTAATCAACTACAAATCTGAAGATAAAATTTATTACGGACCACTAAACGAAATCACACTATACAATGGTGGTAGTGGTTATGATGTTATTAATCCACCAGATGTAGTTATTTCTTCTGGGGCTGGCACGACTGCTTTGGTTAGACCAGTTGTTAGAGGTACATTGAAAGAGGTTATTGTTGACCCACAAGAATTTGATATTAAGAAGATTACCTCAGTTACACTGACTGGTGGAAATGGTAATGGTGCAATTTTAGAGCCAGTCTTAGAAAAGAGATTCCGTGAAGTTGAGTTTGATGCAAGAAACACAGTAGATGGTGGTGGAGTAAACATCACAGACGAAACACTTACATTCTTAATCCCACATAATTTTTCCAATGGTGATGCGATTGTCTATAACAGGAATGGAAATGATGCTTTAGGTATAGGTACTTTTGGTGGAAGTAACATCGGTCTTGGTAAAAGTTTGAGCAGTGGATCTGTTTACTACACCGAAGTAGTCAACAGCACTACCGTTAAATTATATGAAACTAAAACCGATTATGTAAGTGGAATCAACACAGTTGGATTTACAAGCACAACCACACAAGGAATTCATAAATTCAGAACTCTTGAGGGTAAGAGTACTCTTAGATCTATTAAGGTTATCAATCCTGGAAGTGGATATGAAAATAAGAAACTGATTGTAAAACCAGAAAATGTTTCTACCATAGAAGATAATATCTTCTTTGAAAATCATGGATTTGTTGATGGTGATGTTGTAAATTATACAACAACAGGAACTGCCATTAGCGGTCTTTCAACCACTGTAAGTTACTATGTTATCAAGCAAGATGATAGCAGATTTAGACTTGCTAATGCTGGTGCAGCGGCAACAATTACAGAAAATTATACTACTGGAAATTATGTCAATCTGACTTCAACTGGGTCTGGTTATCACAACTTCAGTTATCCAAATATTCAATTAAACATCAGTGCAGAGTATGATGGTCCTTCGGGAATCATAACTGCAACTCCAGTTGTTACTGGAGAAATAACCAACCTTTATCTTTATGAAAAAGGCACTGGTTACGGATCTAGTGTTCTCAATTTCCATAAGAGACCAAGTGTAACTATTAAGACTGGAAGAGATGTAGAATTAAAGGCAATTGTCTCTGGCGGAAAAATTACTTCAGTTCAGGTAACTAACTCTGGAAGTGAGTATAGTTCTGCTCCAGAATTAACAGTATCTGGAAGTGGTGTTGGTGCAAAACTGAGAGCTATCGTTTCTTCTGGAGAAGTAACTCAGGTTGTAGTCATTAATGGTGGAATTGGGTATGATGCAAATACAACCATATCTGCCACCCCAAGAGGTTTAAATGCCTTTGCAGAGGCATCTGTAAGGGAATTGGTAGTTAATAACTTTGATAGATTTGGTGCTGAAGTACTCCTCGATAATCCAAAAAATCTTCAAGGTTTGGAATATGGTATTGTCGGATATACTACTTCAATTGGAAGTGAATTTGGAGATACTGGATCACAACACTCACCAATCATCGGATGGGCATATGATGGAAATCCAATCTACGGACCATATGGATATTCAGATGCGGATGATGCAAATTCTTCAGTAAAGATACTGACATCCAGTTACACTAAGTCAACATCAAATGTAACAGATAGACCATCTGGATTTACATCTGGATTCTTTGTAGAAGATCATGTCTTTAATGATTCTGGTGATCTTGACCAATATAATGGAAGATACTGTAAGACACCAGAATTTCCAAATGGTGTTTATGCATACTTTGCATCCATTTCAGCAACAACATTTGAATCTCTATTCCCATACTTCGTTGGCAACTCATATAAGTCACTCTTCGTTGCTCAAGAAGTAAATCAGGATTTTAATTTCAATAATTCTAATTTAATCAGAAATACCTTCCCATACAAAGTTGGAGATAGGTATGCTGACAATGACTTTATTTCCGAGTCTAATGAAATTTTAGTTCAAAGAGCAAATATTGATTCTGTAACTAAGGGTTTTGTAAATAAACTGACGGTTAATCTTGCTGGAAGTGGATATGCAGTTGGCGATGTAGCATCCTTTGATAATACGGGAACAGGCGGAGGAGGTCTATCTGCAGATGTTAAGAGTTTAGTTGGAAAGACTATCCATAATGTAAACACCGCTGTAAATACATATCAAGGTGCAAAAGTTATTTGGGAAGATACGAATAATGTTTCATTGCATATTGATAAGATTAATGCTGTTGTTAATGGCGATAGTGTAGTTGTATCTGGTCTTTCAACTTTCATCAGTGGATTAACTAAATCTCACCTTGTTGGCATAACTTCAGAAAAAACTTATCTGATAAAAGAAGTTCCTGCCAATGCAACGACTGGAGTTGTAACTGATATCTATGTTTCAAGAATTCCAGTATCTCTTTCTATTGGGTCAACAGTTGCGATTGGAACTGAAAGATTATCGGTTATTGGCATATTCCCAGAAAATAAAGTTGTAAGAGCTCTGAGAGGAGTAACTGGAGCTGCACATACAGCATCTACAGAAGCAACTGTTATTACTGGAAAATTATCAATATCTATCAAGACTCCTTACTTTGATTCCAAGTTAAATGATAAGATTTATTTTAACCCATCTCATGCAGTTGGAATTGGGGCAACCACAGGAATTTCAGTTTCCAATAGTTATGTTATTGGAGATTTAACTAAGACAGTATCAGTCCCAACACAAAGCATATACTTACCAAATCATCCATTCAAAACTTCACAACCAGTTGTTTTCAGTAAAATAACTGGAGCAAATGTAGTTTCAGTATCCAACACTGAATCAAGTGGAACATTTAGTATTCCATCTGGCGATTCTCAAACTTTGTATGTAATCAATAAGTCAAAAGATTATATTGGTCTCACAACCGAAGTTGGTTTAACAACTAGCACTGATGGTTTGTATTTTAGATCATTCACTGCTAATGGAGATGATGACGATTACCAGTATGCACTTGAATCTAATTTCACTCAAGTAACTGCAAAAGTTGAGAAAATACAATCCACTGTAACAGTAACTGAGCGGCATTCCCTCTCTGTTGGCGATAGCGTCACTCTTACTGTAAATCCAAATCAATCAGTAGGTATTGGCACTTCTACTGCAATCGTAGTCAAGTATAACTCAGCAAATAATAAACTTTTAGTTAATCCTATTGGATTTACTTCAACAGCAGTTAACCTTGCATCAAACACCTTATCGATAGTATCACACAAACTGTCAACTGGTGATAAGGTATTCTATGATTCTTCAGATGAAGTAATTTCTGGTCTGAGCACTGGATCATATTATGTTTATAGAATTGATGATAATACAATCAACCTCAGTAATACAAAATATAATGCTTTATCATCTCCACCATCGGTTGTAAGTTTTGCTTCTACTGGAGGTTCTGGACATCAGATTTCAAGAATTAATCCAAGAATCGAAGTAATTAGAAATAACAACTTAGTATTCAATTTAACAGATTCATCTCTATCTGGTTATACTTTGAAAATCTTTGAAGATGAGAATTTCTATAATGAATTGGTATCTATTGGATCTTCAACAACATTTAATGTGATTGGTGTTGGTACTGTCGGAGTTTCTACTAATGCATCATTGACTTTAAATTATGATAGTGCCCTTCCAACCAAACTTTATTATGCATTGGAAAGTGGTGGATACATTAGCACATCTGACAAAAATGTATCAAATAGTTCTGAGATACTTTTTGTCAATAGTGAATATAATGGATCATATCCAGTAACAGGTATAGGTAGCACTACTTTTGTAATTTCTCTGAAATCACATCCAGAAACTTTATCATACACCCAATCAAATACTGAAGTTCTTAAGTATTCGACAACCTCTCTAACTGAAAGGGGTGGAGTTGATTCGATGAGAATCACATCCACCGGATTGAATTATAAAAAACTTCCTAAGTTTGTAAGCATTGCATCTACCACTGGAGAAAGTGTAGACATTATTCCAGAATCTACGAACATTGGTAGAATTAATGAAGTTACAATTGAAGATCAAGGATTCGACTTCTCAGCAGACAAAACTCTCAATCCAGAAGCTTTTGTCTCACCTATTGTCAATCTCATCAATAGAAATACTATTACCGACATTGGAATTACATTTGGTGGGTCAAACTATACATCTGCTCCAGATTTAGTTGTAGTAAATCCATTGACTGGACAGGCTTATTCTGATGGAATTCTTGAGGCAAAAATTCAAGGATCTTCAATATCCGAAGTTGAGATTGTAGAAGTTCCAAGAGGACTTTCCGATACCGTTAATAGGATATATGCCATCAATAATAGCAATGGCATTGGAATTAATAGTTGCTCATCATCTACAGCAGGAATTCTCACCTGCATCTTAACAACTCCAATCTCTGGATTTGCAACAGATGCATTTACAGTAAATGAGAAAGTATTTGTAGAGAATGTAAGGAAATACGGAACTTCTGGAGATGGATTCAACTCTGCAGATCATGAATACAATTTCTTTACAGTCTTATCATATACCAACTCAAATCCTGCTGTTGTAGTTATCGATCTCTCATCATATACAACCGATGCTGGTATCGCTGTAACTGACCAAAACTCCTATGCTACTATCATCAAACAATCCGATTATCCAACTTTCACAGTAACACAAGACACTCTTAACTTTATTGTTGGAGAAACATTATTGACCTTAGATGGCAATGTTTATGTTGAAAGAGATTTGGTTGTTACTGAAAATCTGAGTGATAGTATAAAAATCTATGGAACTTATGAATTAAGTGTTTCTGAGGTTATCTTAGGAAAAGATTCTGGCACTATTGCTACAATTGAATCCCTTGACGAGAATAGAGCATTCTTTAGATTAGACTATTCTCTGAGAAAAGATATTGGTTGGTCCGATGATATTGGAAAACTTAATGAAGATTATCAAGTAATGCCAGACAATGATTATTATCAGAATCTGTCTTACTCAGTCAAGAGTCCAATTGAATATGACAAACTTTCAAATCCAGTAAACCGTTTACTTCACACCAGTGGTTTGAAAAACTTTGCAGATACTGAGATAACAAGTACATCTACAGTTTCTGCTGGCACCAGTATTTCATCTTCAAGTTTGGCACTCTTAGATATTATCAGCGAAGAAAGAGTCGATACTATTAAGAATTTTGACTTCGCAATTGATGTTGACACTCAAACTTTCTCACCAGCAAAATCAAAGTATCTGAAGTTACAAAATAAAAAGTTATCAAATTATATTGAATGTTTGAGTAATAGAGTCATTCCTATTGACAATATTAGTCCACAATTCTCCAGCAATCAAGGAGAAACTGAATTATATTCTGATATTGTTGATTATAGTATTGGAGATGGATACAATAGATTCTTAGTTCAGATTATTAATCCAGTTAATACGGAAAGACAGACAACTGAAGTAATTACTTTACCATCACCATCTGGAGACATCATAACCGTTGAAAAAGGATCTGTCTACAATACGGCAATTGAAGTTGGTGAATTAACAGGTTTCATCAACGATTCTAACGAATTGTCCTTGAGATTCATCCCAGAAGAGAAATTTACCTCAGATTATGATATTAAGATTCTGAAAAATAACTTCTCCAGCGGTCTTTCAGGTATAGGCACACAGTCCATTGGATTCGTTAACCTTACCGGATCAAACATCTCAGTTGGAAGTGCTACAACTGGCACTGTCTTTAGTGCAGATACATCTTCAGCAAAAGCATTCTTCATTAATGCTGAGGTTGAAAATAGAACTACGGATGAGATTAACTATGTTGAGATTTATGTAAGTCATGATGATACTGATACTCATGTTTCTGAATACTACTTTGATAATGATTCCCCATCAGAATTGACTGGAAGATTCATCGGATCATTCAGTGCAAATATAGATTCTGGTGTAGTCTCCATCAAATATAACAATACAGATTCTAATGATGTCTTCGTTAGAAGTAAGATTGTTGGATTTGGTACAACAGCAATTGGTATTGGCACTTACAGATTTAAGAGTTCTGGTCAACCAGATGGGTCTGAAAATACTGCAAGATTGGAAAGCTCTTTTGTCAATGCATCTGGAATATCAACAATCCTGACAGTTTCTAAGAGCGATGTTACATCTATTAAGACAATCGCAAGAATTGGATATGGGTCTACTACATCACTGCATCAGTTGTTGACTATTCACGATGACACTGATACATATTTGACTCAATACCCATTCTTATCCAGCGATAGTGTAACTGGAATTGGAACATTTGGATCCGAAATCAGTGGATCTGATTTAGTAGTTAAATTCTATCCAGATGCAACAGTAACTGATACTGTAAACATTCAAACCTACAGTGAAATTATTCAGACTGAAAGAGATTTGGTCAATATACCACTGGATTTGACTTATGGAACAATGTCAGAATCTCTTACAATCTCTGCTTATAATGGAAGAAATGGCAATAGAGTTAACAAGTTAGATTTTGTCCTCAATAGTAATGGCACTCCAATCTTCCAGAAGACATTTGACCCAACAAATACCAGTGTTTTAAATACCTCAACTGGTATCTTTACAATTAAAGATCACTTCTTCAGCACTGGAGAAAAACTTAATTATCTTTCTGGATCTTCATTTAATGGCGTTTCTTTCAGCGACATTCAAGTTTCGGGTGCAAGTAGCCTTCCAAATGAAATTTATGCAATCAGAGTTAACAGTGACCAATTCAAGTTGGCAACATCTGCGGCAAACGCCAATGCTGGCACTGCAGTAACATTTAGTTCTGCTGGTACTGGAAATGCCCATACTCTTGAAATGACCAAGAGAATGGAGAAATCAGTAATTTTAGTTGATGGTGTAGTCCAAAGCCCAATTGCATTTACTTCGAATACTTGCACTTTGACAGATAATGGTGGATCTATTGGTGCCGCTAACACATACTTCTCAGTTTCTGGAATATCTTCTATTCTTCCTGGAGATCTTCTCAAGATTGACAATGAGTATATCAAGGTTAATTCTGTTGGTTTGGGTACAACATCTGTAGGACCAATCACAGGAACTGGATCATTTAATGTTATCAAGGGTAGCAGAGGATTTGTTGGATCTTCAGCAACATCTCATACTGATGGAACAACAGCAAGAGTTTACCTTGGATCCTTTAACATAGTTAATAACAAAGTATACTTTACAGAGCCACCACAAGGAAATAGCACAGATGCTGTAGATAGCAGCAATATTCCAACAGTGAGGTCTACATTTAATGGTAGAGTATACTTGAGAAATGATTATTCTTCAAACCAGATTTACGACAATATTTCCAAGTCATTTACTGGAATTAATTCTTCTTATACTCTAACTGTTGGTGGAGCAAATACAACTGGAATTGAAACCGGAAGTGGTGTCTTGTTTATTAATGATATATTCCAAACACCGTCCACTGAGAATAATGTAGGAAACAATTATAGTTTTGGTGAAAGTGCAGGAGTTTCTACAGTTAGATTCACAGGTATAACAACCTCTGGTGGTTTGCTCATTTCAGATTATGATGTTAATGCAAATCAATTGCCAAGAGGAGGAATTATTGTTTCTCTCGGATCAACTCCCGGTCTTGGTTATGCTCCACTTGTAGGAGCTTCTGTAACTGCAGTTGTTGGTGCTGGAGGATCTATTGTATCTGTAGGACTTGGCACAACTGATATTAATGGATCTGGATACAATGGATTAGTTTCTATTGGCATCTCCGTATATGAGAGTGGACACGTTGGAGATGTTGCATCTATTACAGCGACCGTTGGTGCAGGTGGTACGTTATCATTTGCGGTAGGAACTGGAGGTACTGGATATACAAATCCTAAGATATTGGTATCAGAACCATCTTATGAAAATCTGAGTGTAACTGGTGTTTCTAGACTTGGTTTTGGTGCAACAACTGCCACTGGCACAGGATTGCTTCTGTCAGTAGATGTTGGCGCTAGCTCAAGAGTTGGAATTGGATCCACATTGTTTGAAGTTACTTCCTTTAAGATAACAAGACCTGGTTACGGATTCAGAGTTGGTGACGTATTTACTCCAGTTGGATTAGTTACTGGCGCAAATCTCCCTTCTCCAGTGGAGCAGTTTGAATTAACAGTTCTTGATACATTTACAGATTCATTTGCTGCCTGGCAGTTTGGCGAATTAGATTTTATTGACCCAATCGATACACTTCAAAATGGATCTAGAACTAGATTCCCATTATATTATAATGGTCAATTATTAAGTTTTGAAATTAATAGTAACAATTCAACATCAGCACAAATTGACCTTAATTATGTCTTATTGATATTTGTGAATGGCGTTATTCAAGAGCCTGGAGTAAATTATCAGTTTGAAGGGGGCACATCATTTATCTTTACAACTCCACCAGAAGAGGGTGACAACGTTGATATCTTCTTCTATAGAGGCACTCGTGGAACTGATAGTGTAACAGTTGAAGTTAATGAAAGTATAAAAGTTGGTGATTCTGTTGAAGTTATTAAAAATTCTAATATTGGGTTTACGACAGACCAAACAAAGAGAACTGTATACAACATTAAGGCATCTGACATTCTTGAAACTGAAGTATATTCTGGTCTTGGAATTGATGAAGTTAATTTCAAACCTCTCAATTGGACTAAACAAAAGAAAGACATGATTATTGGTAGTGAAAATGTTTATAAATCAAGAGATTCTATTGAAACACAAGTATATCCAACTGCAAGAATTATCAGTGATGTTTCAACTTCGGATACTGAGATTTTTGTAGATGATGCACAATTCTTCAACTATGAGGAGAATGAATCATCAATTGTAATTTCAGATGTTGATGCGCTTATAGTTCATGGTAGTGACCCAGTTGCTGCAGCAATAACCGCTGTTGTTTCTGCTGCTGGCACGATATCTTCATTGTCTATTGTTTCTGGTGGATCTGGTTATACTGGTGTATCGACTACTCTCTCGATTGCTGCTCCAAAATCAATCGGTGTTGGTATTGGAACTACAGCAACTGCAACCGCATCTATTACTGCTGGCATTATCACAACTGTAACCGTAGTAAATTCAGGTTTTGGTTATACAACATCAAATCCTCCATTAGTTCTTGCACCAACACCAAATGTTAATTATGAGAATATTGTTACCATAACCAATGTAGAAGGTTTCTCTGGAATCATTACTGGCATTTCAACAACTTCAGGAACTGGTGGAAATCCATTAGCAATTCAATTCTTCTTGAATGCAACTTCTTTCACTGGTCTTTCTACTGGTTATCCAATCTATATTTTTGATACTCCCGTTGGATCTGGAGTAACATCTATCGACAGTGGAAATAGTGCCGTTGTTGGAATTGGCACCACCTTTGCTGATAATGTTTATATTATTCATACATTGAATTATCCTGGAGGATCTAATGCTAACATCATTGTCAATGTTGATTCTGGAACCAATATCTCTGGATTATCAACAACAGGATCTACCACAAGTCCCGTTGGAAGATTCTCATGGGGTAGACTTTCAGGATTCACAAGATCTTCTTCACCAATCTCAATAGGCGTAACTGGTCTTACAATTGACTCTGGATTATCAACATTCCCAACAATTCAAAGAAGGGGATATGGACTTAGAGATACTGGCTCTCTGAGAAAAGATCTGGGTTAGTTATAAATATAGAAAAAAGCTATTAAGATGGCGGCAATTGTAACAGATCAGTTTAGAATATTAAATGCGGGAAATTTTGTAGATTCTGTCGGCAATGATTCTAATTCTTACTATGTTTTTGTAGGATTATCAAATCCAACTGCATCTGGATTCGGTAGAGATTCAGACTGGGATACAGACACACCAAACCCAACAGATAACTTTGATTATGAAAATTTTGTTGGTGATAGTATGATGTATGGTAAGAGGGTAACCTCTGCCAACGTTAGGAGATTAGCAAGAAAGATTAGCTGGTCAAGAGGGACAAAATATGAGATGTATCGTCACGACTATAGTCTGACAAATTTATCACCAATAACAAGATCATCCAGATTATATGATGCAAATTACTACGTAATAAACTCTGATTATAAAGTCTATATTTGTATAGATAATGGATCTTCTGGTATTAATACTACTGGAAATGCTTCTTTAGATGAGCCAACTTTCACAGACTTAGAACCATCTAAGGCGGGTGTAAGTGGTGATGGATATGTATGGAAATATCTTTACACAATTTCCCCAAGCGATATTATCAAGTTTGATTCTACAGAATATATTTCATTACCGAGTGATTGGGATACTTCAACTAATTCCCAAATAGTTGCTGTAAGAGATAATGCAAATTCCGATGTCAACGAAAATCAGATAAAAAAAGTTTACATTGATAATCGTGGAGCAGGATATTCACAAGGATCTCATGAATTAAGCATTATTGGTGATGGTAGTGGAGCAAAAGTAGTAGTCGAAGTTAATAGTTCTGGACAAATTACGAATACAGTTGTCTCATCTGGTGGCAGTGGATACACTTATGGTATTGTAGATCTTGGGTCTATCAATACAAATGCATCTACAAGAGCAAGTTTGATTCCGATTATTCCACCATCCAAAGGACATGGTTATGATATCTACAAAGAACTTGGTGCAGACAAAGTATTAGTTTACGCAAGATTTGATGATTCAACAAGAGATTTTCCAATTGATACTAATTTTGCTCAGATTGGAATTGTAAAAAATCCAACTTCAATTGGATCAACTTCATTGTTTACTGAAAATCAATTCTCATCTTTGGGAGCACTAAAGTTTTCTTCAACATCCGGTAGTGTTGCGATTGGCGATAGAATCAATCAATCTGTTACTGGTGGAACTGCTAAAGGATTCGTTGCATCATATGATGCTGAGACTAAGGTTTTAAAATACTTCCAAGACAGATCTCTTTTCTTAAATCAGACAACATTTAATACTATTGACTATGTTGGAGTATCAACTTTAGGAAAGGTATTAGACTTTGCATCATCTGCAAATGCTGTTACAACAACCGGAGGATTTTCTGGTTCTATTGATACAGCATTTACTGGTATTACAACTAATCCAAGTGGAACAAAGATTGTCTCGCTTGGAACTCAGTTTACAAATGGACTTTCGTCATCTGAGATAAATAAAGGGTCAGGAGATGTAATTTATCTTGATAACCGCCCAGTGATTTCAAGAAATTCTAGACAAAAAGAAGACGTTAAAATTATCCTGGAATTTTAAAAAATGCCACAGAAAACGAATCTCAATATAAGTCCTTATTACGACGACTTTGATAAGTACGATAATTTTTATAGGGTCTTATTTAAACCAGGATTTCCTATTCAAGCTAGAGAGTTAACGACTCTACAGTCAATTCTACAAAATCAAGTAGAGTCGTTTGGAAGTCATATTTTCAAAGAGGGATCAATGGTGATCCCTGGAAATATCAGTTATGATGCAGAATATTACTCAGTAAGAATCAACCAAGAGCATCTTGGTATTGATGTTGGAGTATATGCTAGCAATTTAGTTGGCAAAAGACTTAGAGGAGAAACATCTGATATCGTTGCAGTAGTAGACAAATATCTACCCGTTTCTGAAGTTGATGGTATTACTGACTTAACATTGTTTGTTAAGTACCTCTCATCTGGCACTGACAATGAGATTTCATATTTCCTTGATGGTGAGATACTCATCACCGAAGATGCATTTACTTATGGCAATACTCCGGTAAGTGAAGGTGATACTGTTGCTACTCTTGTTTCTCAGGATGCGTGTGCTAGAGGTACGTCAGTATCAATCGGTGCTGGTGTATATTTCGTTAGAGGAACTTTTGTAGATGTTGCTGCGGATAAGATTATTTTAGATGCTTATACTGCAAGTCCATCATATAGAGTAGGTCTTACTATTTCTGAAGAATTAGTAACTGCCAAAGATGACGCATCTCTTTATGATAATGCGAAGGGATTTTCTAACTATGCTGCACCTGGTGCAGATAGACTGAAGATTTCTACTACACTTTCAAAGAAAAATCTTGGTGATTTTAACGATAAAACTTTCGTAGAGTTACTAAGAATTGATAATGGTGAAATCAAAAAGTTACAAAATAAATCAGAATATAGCATAATCAGAGATTACTTTGCAAAAAGAACCTATGAGGAATCTGGTGATTACTCTGTAGGAAGATTTAATATCGAAATCAAAGAATCTTTAAATAATGGTCTTTCTAATGAGGGAGTATATACTTCATTACAAAAGACTGATGAGGGAAATACACCTTCTGAAGATAAGGTAGCGGTTAAGATTTCTGCTGGAAAGGCATATGTAAGAGGATATGATATTGAAACATCATCTACAACAGTATTGGATGTAGATAAACCAAGAGATAAAAAGTCAATATCACAATCTCTCGTTCCATTTGAATTTGGAACTCTTTTAAGAGTAAACAATGTATCTGGCACTCCATTCATTGGAGTTAACAATAGTAGTAATACGGTAAAACTCTTTAGTCAGAGGAAATCATCTACTACTGCTGGCACCGGTGTTGAAATTGGTGAAGCTAGAATCTACTCATTCAGTGTTACAGATGCAGCATATGCAAATGAGTCAACTGAATGGGATCTTTATGTGTTTGACGTTCAAACATATGTCAAACTCACTGTAAATGAGTCTCTAAACTCTTCACAATGCCCAGCAACATCGTTTATTCGTGGCGTAAGTAGTGGTGCCTCTGGTTATGTAGTAACCGCTGCATCGGGCACAGAGATAACTCTAACACAGACATCTGGCACTTTCATTGATGGTGAGCAACTTCTGATTAATGAAACCACAGAAGTTTCCAGATCGATTAAATCATCCAAGGTATATGGAATTCAAGATGTAAAATCTGTATATCAAGATTCTTCGACTTTCTCCGGACTAAGTGCCGACTTTGTTGCAGATACGGTTCTTCAAAAATTTCTTCCAAAAAACTTTGGAATCGCAGACAGAGTTAGAATTACTACGGGAGGTACTGTAACTTCTCCAGGAAAATCTTTCTCTGGTATTAAGACTGATACTATTATTAGATATCAAATTTCAGGTGTAACTACGGAAACATATAACAGAGTTTCTGCTGTTGCCGCTGACGGATCATCAATGACCGTTGTTGGAGTTAGTTCCGTATTTGGTGTATGTAATGGCGGTCTTCCAACATCTAATCAAGATGTTACCTTCTCCTTTGGATCTCCATTGGCTAGAGAGAATGGTGGTCTTTACTCTCAGATTGGATCTGAAAATGTTGCCTCTGTAAGTTTAGCAGATTCAAATCTGATTATAACGAAGCAAATCACTGGTGAAACGACTGATGCCAGTGGAAACATGGTTATTCCTATTTCTTCTGCTGGAATTACCAGTGCTTTCTTTGAATCATATGATTCTGAGAGATATGGAATTTTCTATTCAGATGGAAGCATTGAAGATTTAACATCAGACCAGTTTACATTGAATGCTGGTGGTAGTAGTGTTACAATCACAGGACTGACAGCATCTGCAAGTAATGTAGTTGTTAATACTACTCTTAAGAAGAATAATATTAAGAATAAGAAAAAAGAATATACAAGAAGTGAGAAAGTAACGGTCACAGGAACAGTTTCTGGTGTATCTACCAGCACCACTGGACTGACTGCAAGTAGTTTTTATGGCATGAGAGTTCAGGATAGAGAAATTTCTCTGAATCTTCCCGATGCAGTAAAAGTTATTGCAGTTTATGAGTCATATACTTCAAGTGCTCCTACACTTGATTCTTTAGAATTTCCATCTGGTCTTGGATTGGATACAAATTCAATTCTTGGTGAAAAGATAGTTGGAAGAAGTGGAGGTGCAATTGCACAAATTGTAACCCGCTCTTCTGCTACTGAAGTTGAAATTGTATACTTAAACTCTAATAAATTTACTGTCGGGGAAATAGTTGACTTTGAAGAATCTGCAATTACTTCAACTATACAACTAATCAATGAAGGTAATTATCAAGATATTACAAATAAGTTTTACCTTGATAAGGGACAAAGAGAACACTACTATGACTATTCAAGAATAGTCAGAAAGAATGATGGATATATTCCAACTTATCAACTGCTTGCAATCTTTGATTACTATAGCATTCCAACAAATGATAGTGGAGATGTTTATACCGTAAATTCATACGCTTCTGAGCGTTTTGATAGTGATATTCCATACTTACCATCAGGAGTTAGATCTTCAGATACTTTAGACTTTAGACCAAGAGTATCAAGATTCACATCAACTACCAGCTCACCATTTGCTTTTGCTAGTAGAAACTTTGCCACTGCAGGAATCAACCCAACTCTGGTTGTAGCACCTTCTGAGAGCTCTTTGATTGGATATGATTTCTATCTTCCAAGAATTGACAAGGTAGTCTTAGATAAGAGTGGTAAATTTAGTGTAATCAAGGGTGTTTCTTCTTTAGATCCAAAACCACCTCTCAATGTAGAGGAAGCAATGGATATTGCTACTATTGAATATCCAGCATATCTCTATAATCCAGATGATGCAAAAATCACTCTTGTGGATAATAGAAGATACACAATGAGAGATATTGGTAAGATTGACGATAGAGTCACTACTCTTGAAACTCTTACATCACTTTCTCTGTTAGAACTTGATACAAAAACTTTCCAAGTCAGAGATATTGACGGATTTGATAGATTCAAGTCTGGATTCTTTGTTGATGATTTTAGAGACGTACAAAGACTTGATGGAAGTGTTTCTAAGGTCAGCATTGATACTGAGAATGGTGAGTTGTTAACTCCTGTTGATTTCTATTCAATCAAACCACAAGTAGCATTAGACCCATCACTCAACATAGAAACTGCAGACTTCTCTGCAAATCTTAACCTCTTAGATTCAAATGTCCAAAAGACTGGCGATTTAATTACACTTAAGTATTCCGAAAAGTCTTGGATTGAGCAACCACTTGCGTCTAGAGTTGAGAATGTAAACCCATTCAATATGATTGAGTTTACTGGAAGAATAAATCTTTCCCCTGCTTCTGATAACTGGGTAAGAAACATTTATGTAAATGGTGGAGAAAGAACTATCACTGGAGACTTTGATGGGTCTTACATTGAGACTATTAAAATCTCCAGTGCTCCAGACACTCACATTCGCTCAAGAAACGTTGCTTTTGCTGCTGGTGGTCTCAAACCACTTACAAGATATTATCCATTCTTTGATGGAACCAGTGGAATTGATATTATTCCAAAACTGATTGAAATTACAATGACTTCTGGAGTATTCCAGGTTGGTGAAACTGTAAAGGGATACATTGGAGCACAAAATCTCTTTAGTGCTAGAGTAGTACAACCAAATCATAAGACTGGCACTTACAATAATCCAACAACAACATTCACACTGAATCCATACAATAAGGCATTAACCTTACCAACAACTTATTCAGCGTCCTCTACTGTATTGAATATTGATGCGGAAGCATTAGCAGACGAAGTTGTAGGAAGATATAATGGATATGTCACAGCTGGTATGGTGCTTCTTGGTGAAACAAGCGGAGCTCAAGCATCAGTATCCAACATCAGAGTTATTTCCGATACCTTTGGGGATGTTGGAGGTTCCTTCTTCTTCAGAGATCCTCTTGCTTCCCCATTACCTCCTCTGAGATTTACAACTGGATCCAAGACATTTAAGTTGACATCAAGCTCAACAAATGCATCACCTCTTCCAGGAAGTCTTCTTATTAGCAGTGGAGAGACTACTTATAGCACTAGTGGTATTGTTGATACTTATAGACAAACCAGAGTCGTTGTGAGAAGACCACCCCCACCCCCACCGCCACCAGCACCTGCTCGTGGAGGCGGAAAGGATCCTCTTGCACAAACATTCACAGTTGATGAAACTGGTGCATTCTTAACCTCAGTAGACTTGTACTTTGCAAGTAAGGATGAGAATGAAAAGGTAACAGTGGAGTTGAGAACAGTAGAGTTAGGAACTCCAACGAGTCAACTTGTAGAGGATTATGCAAGAGTAACTCTTGACCCATCTCAAGTTAATACCTCAACAGACGGATCTGTAGCAACTAGAGTTACATTCCCATCACCAATCTACTTACAACCAGACACGGAGTATGCTCTTGTAATTCTTTCACCATCATCCAATAACTATGAAACTTGGATTGCCAGAATGGGTGAAAGAACTGTCAACACGACGACTCTTCCAGACTCTGAAAGTGTAATTGTTACCAAGCAGTACATTGGCGGAAGTCTGTTTAAGTCGCAAAATGGCACTATTTGGACTCCAAACCAATTTGAAGATCTCAAATTCAAACTGTATAAGGCAAACTTTACCTCAAATACTGGCACAGTTTACTTCTACAATCCAACTCTCGATACAAATGATTCATCTTCAGATCTTATTGATGATGCAATCAGAACTCTTCCAAGAAAATTAAAAGTTGGAATTACAACTTCAACTGCACTGAATTCAGTTTTAGTTGTAGGAAGAAAAGTCAGCGATACCACAACATCAACTGGTCCTTATGGTTATATTGAGCAAGTTGGCGGTAGAGTAAATACAGTAACCAATTCCAGAGTTGGTGCTGGATATAGTGATGGCACATACACTGGAGTTCCTTTATATGCAATCACTGGATCTGGTACAGGAGCTCGAGCAACAGTAACATTCTCTAGCGGTGCATTGTCTGGCACACCCACAGTAACAACTGCAGGTAATGGATATGTTGTTGGTGATATTCTTGGTATTACTACAAGTAATGTTGTCAAAGGAACTGGAGCACAAATTTCTGTTGCTTCTCTTAGCGGATTTGATACTTTATATCTAACAAACGTTCATGGTGAAGAATTAACATCTGGACAAGATTTGGTTGTTTATGATGGTGCAACTGCAGTATCTTTTGCAAATACTGATATTACATCATCTGCAACTGTTAGCAGCCTCTATGATGGAAGAGTTATTGAAGTTACTCAATACAATCATGGAATGCACGCAGACAATAATGTCTTAACACTTGCAAATATTGACCCAAATACAATTCCAACTACTCTCGATGCTGCACTTGGAATCAATGATACTACAATTTCAGTAGCAAATACATCTCTGTTTGCAACCTTTGAAGGTATCTCTACATCTACTGGATATCTTAAAGTTAATAATGAAATCATATTCTATGATAGCATTACTGCAGGATCTGGTGGTGCAGGTACTCTTGGAATTGGCACAAGAGGCGTTGATAACTCAATCACAAGAGCACACTCTATTGGAGATAGAGTTTATTCTTATGAATTAAATGGAATTTCTCTGACACGGATTAATACCAATCACAGTATGCCATCTGATGCAACTCTCAAAGCAGCTTCGGATCTTGACAAATATTATATTCAAATCTCTCGCACTTCAAGAGAAACTGGTGATACTCAGTTGAGTTTCACAGATGAAAATTCTGTTGGTGGAAAGAATATCTCCGCCTCAAGAAATATTCAATATAACACAATCCTACCACAATTCAATGTAATTACTCCTGGAGAATCCACTACAGTTTCTGCCCAAATCAGATCCGTATCTGGAACTAGTGCTGGTGGATCAGAAGTCTCATTTATAGACCAAGGATTTGAGTCTGTTGAAATCAACAATCAAAATATCTTGTCATCAACAAGAATTGTTGCTTCCGAAAGAAATGAGACTACTAGATTGACAGATCTTCCTAAGAATAAGTCATTCACAATTGGAGTTAATTTGAATTCTTCAGATTCAAATCTCTCTCCTGTTATTGATACTCAAAACGCTGCTATTATCTTTGGAAGAAACAGATTGAATTCTCCTATCGCTGATTACACAATCGACGGTGAAGTAAATCTTGTAGAAGGTGACCCACATTCAGCAATCTATGTCTCAAATAAAGTTTCTCTGGCACAACCAGCAACATCTTTGAAAGTGTTGTTATCTGCATATAGACATTCATCTGCAGATTTCAGAGTTCTTTATCAACTCTATAGAGTAGATTCTACTGATGTTGAGCAAACATTTGAATTATTCCCTGGTTATGATAACCTGAAGGATACTGATGGTGATGGGTATGGAGATACAATCATTGACCCAACCAAGAATAGTGGAAGGGCTGATGCATTTGTCCCATCAAGTAAAGATAATGAATTCTTTGAGTATCAATTTAGTGTTGATGAGTTGGAGCAATTTGTAGGATTTAGGGTCAAGATTGTTTCTAATGGAAGTGATGAGGCATTTGCTCCACGATTTAAAGATCTTAGAGTGATTGCCTTAGCATGATAAGAGTTGATGGTCATAAGCACCTGTTTCGTGAAGATTCAGGTGCTATTGTCAATACTGATACAAACCAGTATAATCAGTATGTTAAAATGAGATCTGAAAGAAGAAAACAGAAAGAAGAGATTGACGGGTTAAAAAACGATATTAGTGAAATCAAATCCCTACTTATGGAGATCATCAATGGACCCAGACAAAATCAAATTAGAGTCGATGAACAAGATGTTTGAGTATGAAAAATATTCAAGACTTATAGATGACTTAGATTTTGATGAATTAAAGAATTTTGCAAAATCATATTTCAAACTTTATCTTAAACAACAAGAAGTCATAACTGCATTTGCCTTAGGTGAGTCTCCTTTAGCATAAATACTTTTAAACACTATTGAGAAATGGCAGTATACGTTAGTAATATTGTTATTAATACTGGCACTACTTTCGCCCAAACATTTACATTGGAGAATGTAAATACAAATTCTGTTTTGAATTTAACTAACTATACTATTAAATCTGAAATGCGAAAGCATCCAGGAAGTACTACTGGAATAACAACATTTAGTTCTATTATTGCCAGTGCTTCTGGTGGTTTAATAACCATTGGATTAACAACGACACAAACTGCCGCACTTAAACCCGGCAGATACGTTTATGATGTCTTATTGACAGATAATAATGGTGTCAGAGACAGAGTTGTTGAAGGAATGGTATTAGTAAGTCAAGGAGCTACCCGCTAATGGCAAACATCAGAGTCAGAGTAGGTCAAAGAAACGGCGTCAAGATAATTGCGTCCAACAAATCTGCAGATTTTTCTATTACTGCGGCACAAGATGTTGACACCGCTTCCAGATCTTCCAATACTTTATTAATGTGGGATTCGGTAAATTCTGAATATATCCATGTAACTCCAGCAGATATTGCAGATTTAGTTGATGGGGTAGATGATGATGAAGTAGATTTTGGACAATGGTGATTGTTATAAGAGCAAAAACAACTAAATAAGTATAAAAGGAAAAGTAGTTAGAAATGGCGACTCCTGTATTACAGTTTAAAAGAGGTGCCTTTAATAATCTGCCAGCGTTGAAAGCAGGTGAGCCTGGTTTTACCACTGACAAG